TATATCCAACAACAAGTAAAAATCTACTAATCAATGGCGGCATGAATGTTTGGCAAAGAAGTACTAGTGCAACAGGTAAAACTTCTGGTGGTTATCATAGTGTAGATAGAATACGTAACTCATTAAATTCTATGGGAACCTGGACGCATGCACAATCAACTGATGTTCCATCAGGACAAGGTTTTGGATACAGTTTAAAAATAGATTGTACGACTGCCGATGCAAGTCCAGCAGCTGGGGATTATAATTCGATCTTACAAAACATAGAAGGACAAAACATACAACATATTGCGCATGGAACTAGTAATGCTAAGCAATTAACATTTAGTTGCTGGGTAAAATCAAATAAAACTGGAGTATACACTGTAGAATTTTATAAGTATGGAACTTCTACACAAAGACAAATAGCTAAAGAAATAACAATAAACAACGCAAATACTTGGGAGAAAAAAACAGTTACCATACCAGGTGATACTACAGAGGGAGTTAATAATAATAATGGACTTGCGTTCGAAACACAAATTTGGTTAGGTGCTGGTACTACTTTTACATCAGGAACTTTTAACGATTCGGCTTGGGCGACTGCTACTAATGCAAATAGGGTATCACCTAACCAAGTCAATCTAGCAGATTCTACAAGTAACGAATTTTTAACCACAGGTTGGCAACTAGAAGTAGGAGATCAAGCTACAGGATTTGAGTTCGAGCCAGTTGATAAAATAGAACAAAAATGTTTTAGGTATTATTATAATACAAGGCAAATAAGTGGAAGTACATACCCTGGAGCTTCATTTGCTCATGGGATATCAGGCACTCGTTATGCATCAGGCACTACATTTCCTGTTACAATGAGAGCATTTCCATCAGTTACTATAAGAAGGCCAAGTGATAATGTGGCTGGTGATGCCCATAAATATTTAGGTGTTGATGGTACTACAACTGCAGCAGATACAGATTTAGGAACAGTTTCTGTTATCGATAGAGGAAGAACTGGATTCCCTTATTTTACTGTTACCGTTGGTGGTAATACTGGAGGGGGACTTTTATTTCATTATGAAGCAGACGCAGAACTATAGGAGTTAATATGGAAATTACTAATGCACAATATGCGAGAGGGACTGATGGAGAACTTCAATCAGTAAGTTGTACTATAGACGGAGTTACTTGGTCTGTCCCAATAGATTTGGATAACACTCATTATGCCGAAATCATGCGTCAGGTTAATGAAGGAATATTAACAATAGCAGATGCTGATTAAATAAACTTATTCAATAGACTTTTTTCTATTGGATTATCTCTTAAAAATTTATAATACAATCCTTGTTCTCTACCAAATGCCTCTATCTCCCATGGTAGATCATAGTAGTCATGTGCCTGATCATCAAACTTCTTACCCATCCAAAAACTTGATCGATTAAAGTTATCCTTAAGTTCACCTTTTGCAAATTGTTTAAGATGAACACATTCATGGGCTATGTTCTTAAGAATATTTTCTAGTTTAAAATGTTTGGCAATTTGTATAGTAAAGTCTCTATTGCCTCTATCGTACCCTTCATAGAAGCAATAGCCTTCTGCATCGTTATCAAGTCTATTTTTTAATTCAACTTCAATCCATAAAGACTTTGCACGTCTTTTATCTAATAATAATGTACAATAATATTCTACAGCTCTATAAACAATTTCTTTTATCTTTTTAGACCTGTGTCCGGTGACTTCAATTTGCATAATATGATTTTTAGGGTACCAATAATTATATGTATCGTATTCACTCCACTTCATCTTCTATTGTATCATTTAAAATTTCAGCATGAACCCATGCATCAGATGGTGCCTGTAGTAGACTTCTCGTAATATTTAACGCATAAACACCAATAATGGTAAAGCATTGTATAGGAAACATTATTGACCAAATTAAAAGCTTTCTCATATTAACTCCTTAAATACATCCTGTCTGGATTTACGCTCAGAACCAACTCTCTTACCTGTTTTAGAGTCATCAAATAACGGCTTATCATCTACTATATCTTCTTGAGCTCTTTGTTCTACATCATATAATTTCATTTTAGATCTATCGACACCAATAACAAACTTCTTATATAACGTTGGATCATTATATCTATTTTTCAACTGCTTAACCATCATTTGACCTAAATTCTCCAATTCTTCAGAGGATATTAAAGCAAACATTAAGTCAGCAGTAGCAGGTAATCCAAACGATTCAGACGTATCTTCTAAACCTAAATCAGTATTAGAGTAACCCGAACGAGTAGTCTGGGTAGCACTAACAATTGGTAAATCATACTCTACAGCTAATCCTCTCAACTCTTCTGATATAGACTTAATGTAACTATATGTGTTAATATTAGATCCATACCTTAACCGTGAGGATATACAAATATTTAGGTAATCAACATATATGATATCAGGGATAAAGGATTTTTTAAGTTTTAGTTCGTTAAGTAGATGTCTAAAGTGATTTGCACCAGCTGCAGCAGTAGGATACTCTTTTATAATTAACTTACCTGCTGTCTTTTCTCGTACTCTATTTACTTTCTTTTCATATGCATCTCTAGGTAATACGGTTAGTTCATCTACTTGTACATTCAGTAAGTTGGCATCTATACGTTCTGCTATCTTTTCCTCGGACATCTCTAGGGAGATGTAAAGTACATTTTGACCTGCAGTAAGATTAGCTGCAGCACAGTGACACATGAATAACGACTTACCAACACCGGTACCGGCAAGGGCTATATTTAAAGTCTTCTTAGGTAGACCACCTTTAGTTATTCTATTTAAGTAATCTAAATCAAAAGGTATACGTATTTCTTTTTTATGATAAAAATCATATCTTTCATTATAATCATCTAAGAAGTCATGACCAATATGGGTATCAAAAGATACCGCTAAAGCCTTTGAAAGTATATCAGGTATATTACCTTTTGCATTCTCTTTATCTCTACCATCCATGATAGAAATAGATTTCATTATAGCATTATAGATTGCCTTATTCTGACAAAACTTTTCAGTCTCATCAAGTAGCCATTGCTGGTTACTATCATCTTCTTTAAATTCATTTATAGTGTTATAGATTTCTTTTATATCATCATCACTAACACCAGTTAGATTTTCTACCTCTATCTTTAACGCAGGTATAGTAGGACTATTGTTATACTTCTCAACATAGTCATTTATTACGTTATATAAAGATTGAAAATGTCTATCTGTAAAATACTCTGCTTTAAGAAATGGTATTGTTTTTCTTAAGAAATCATCATCATGCAGCAGTCTGCTCAGTATCGTCTTCTCTATCATCTATTCCCTCAACCGATCCATACTTATATTCTTTACCTGCAGCCTCTTCTATTTGCTTTAGAATATCTTCAGTATAATATTTTTCTGGATTATTATTAATTTGTTTACCAAACGCCTTACTACCATCTGGCAATTCATATCGCGTAGATACTTTTTTAAAGATACTATACTTCTCGGCTAAATCTAAAAGACCATAATACCTATCTAGACCTTTGTCGTAAGTAAGTAGCACTTCGACTTGTTTATGTTCTTTTGATAGTCGGGATTTATACATCTTAACTTTGATGACATTACCGACGATTGCCCCTGAAGAGTCTTTTTCTTTCTTCTTAGTGAGCATCGCAACAGTACTGGCAGCATATTTAAGTCCTGATCCACCACCTAGCTCCTTCATTGGTACATATGATCCAACAAGATCATACACATGGTTAGTAACTAGCATAGGTACATTTACCTTTGCCAACTTTAACGTGAGTACGCGAAAGGCAGCTTTAATAACTTGCGCCTTAGTCATATCTCTCGTATCCTTACCTTCCAAACTATCTTCCATTTCTTTCGTGGTAGATAGAAGGCCTAAACTATCTAGAACAAACAACATTGGAGGTCTAGTCTCCTCTGGTTGCTTATCATATGCATCAATCATCTTTAATGCATGAGTTTTAAATTTCTGAATCGTATCAGGTTCAGAGAGTATTACCCTGGTAGTATCAATCCCTCTCTCCTCCATCATACCTTTAGTTACAGCAGCTTCAGTATCGTAATAAACTACTCCTCCTTCGGGGTTTTTTTCGAGGAAGGATCTAACGACACCCAATACGAAATAAGTTTTTCCAGTAGCGGACTCTCCTGCAAATGCAGTAACTTTGTTATCAGGAACGCCACCATATATGCTGCCCGAGAGCACAGCATTGAGCATGTAGCTACCAGTATCAATAAAACTACCAAACTCAGCAGAACCGGCACCGTCAGCGGCAATAGAAGTATCTTCATCTTTTATCTCTTTTACTAAATCTCTAAAAAAATTCATAATTCACCTATAAAAATTTAATTATATACAATAAACATTATTAGTTCAACTTGACTACATTTTAACAATTGAGTCTTTATCTATCTCTACTTTATTTGGATCTCTCTTTTCTTTGTGTACTACTACTCTTTCAACCCATTTAGGTTTATTAGTAGAACCTTTTGGTCTACCTCTACCTCTTTTTTCCTCTACAGGTTTAGAATATTTTATACCAAAGTTAGCAGCTATAATAAGCATTAGCGCTAAAGGATCAAATACAAATACAATTAGAATAATAACAGCTCTTACTGCTTGTTCTAATAATTCTCTATCAGAATCACCATAGATTAACTCAGCAACATACTTAATAGGTCCTACTTCTGCCTCTAAGTTTCTATATTCTTTTTCAATAGGTGCTTTCTCTTTTGTTAATTCTATAATTTTATTTTGACTTACTTTTATCTCATCTATAATTTTAGCTCTATCTTTTGCCTGACTTCTTCTAATTCTAAGTGCACGTTCAGTTACATCTTCTT